TGGCTCGCGGAACTGCATCAGGTTACTCAGGAGCAATTGCTGCTCCAACAGCACTTGTTGCATCATCTCCTGCGGCTTCAGGTTCACAGACTGCACTTGCATCAGGCACTTACTATGTTTACATCACCGCAGACGCAGGTATTTCCGCTAACGGTTTTGGTGAGTCAATTGTTTCAGCACTTGCAACAGAAACCGTAAACACAGGTGATGTTCTTTCTGTTTCCTTCACAGGTTCAGTTGGCGCACTTGGTTACAATGTTTATGTTGGAACTACAACAGGAACAGCAAACGCTAAGTTACAGGGAACAGTAAAGGGCGGAACAACTGTAATTATTCAGGGTGCATCTGCAACTAACCTACCTGCAAATAACTTTGCGTTTTCTACAACAGGAGCGGCGGCTTCACGCGCTAACGCTGATACATCTGCTTACGCAACTGGTTATGACGGAATTCTTCCAACAGTTCTAGGCCCTAACACTGGCTATAACAACGCAATCAATGCGGCGTTCTCAACTGCTAACCCAGGTGTAGAATTCCAAACTGTTTTTGCTGAGTTGTATCAGAATGTAAAGGCTGATCCTGACATGGTTCTCATGAACGGAAATGACCGTAAGCAACTATCTGACGCAATCAAGAATGGCTCAACTGCCAACTACCGTTTGGTAATTAACAACCCTGGCGCAGACGGAACTACATACGGTTCTATCGTTACAGGACTTCAGAATGAAGTAACAGGCAAGGCAGTGGACATCATGGTTCACCCGTGGCTGAACTCAGGTGTTGCACCTGTTCTTTCATTCACATTGCCAATTCCTGATACACAGGTATCTGATGTATGGGCGAACTTCTTGGTACAGGACTACATGGGTATCCAGTGGCCAGTAACTCAGTTCACTTATGACTTCTCAACATACTTCCGCGGAACTTTCTTCTGCACCGCTCCTGCATGGAACGGCGCAGTTTCAGGAATTCAGCAAGCGTAAGTTACAACTTAATAAGAAGGGAGGGGTGCGGTGTAAAAGCCGCACCCTTTCCCAATTAACTAGGAGGCAAAAATGGCAAGATGGGTAGCACCTGACAGGGGTGTAAAAGAAACTGTTATTGGCGGACAAAGTTATTTCACTGATCGCCAGGGTATTTACAATGTAGAAAACAAGGCACATCAGAAGGCAATGAAGGCTGAAGGATTTTTTGAAGCATCACTTAATCCAATTTCTAGTGATGACCGCAAGCGCGGATTTAGTTGCGTAGAATGTGGCTTTGAGGGCTGGTTTCGCAAGTGTGGGCGTTGCGGATACGAGTCACAAGAAACACCGCGAGATGGAGAATAAATCATGGCCGTAGGTATCACGCCCGACATTAGTAATGAGAACCCATACATTAGTGTGGCGGAATACAAAAACGCGCCAACGGCAATCAACTATGACATGTTGGTTGTGGGAGGTAACGCCGCGGCACAAGACGCAGAACTTGCAGAAGTTATTTTGCGCGCTTCTTCATACATGAATGAGTACCTCAACCAAAATCTTGTGGCCAGTCAGTACACAGAAACACAGCGCATACGCTATTCAGCGTCAGGCGGGTACTACGCACTACACCCATACAACGCGCCTATTGTTTCTCTTTCAGCATTTTATTACGGGGCAAACCCAAATCAATTAAATGAATTACAGGACTGCTCAATAGCATGGTTTGAAGGGCAACAAATCATTATTCCTGGCAATCAAATTGGTTGGAACTATACATCTCAAGGCCCGCTTCAGTTTGGCGGATCTATTGGGCAAAGCAATTACACATTTACTAAATACACATACATTGCGGGATACGCCAACACGGAATTAGCGGTGGCAACCCTTGCAGGAGATAGCACTTTAACCGTGGCAAGTGGTACAGGTATTTTGGCAGGTGAGCAATACCGCATTTTTGATGGTCAGAGAACTGAGCGCGTAACGGTTGCAAGCAACTATGTTTATGGATCAACAACAGTTCCTTTGGCTTCTCCTATGGTCTTTGCTCATGGCGTTGGGGCAACATTTAGCAACCTGCCAACTGTTCTCAAGCAAGCCTGTATTTTAATTACAACGGCATTTATTAAAATGCGTGGTGATGCTTCTACAACTATGGCTTACACAACCTCACCTTCAGGCAACATTCCTGGTTCAGTGCGCTACGGCAATGACCTGGCCGTTGCGCTAGACATGGTGAACAAGTACCGCAGGATCAGATAATGCCTGCCGTACCTACTCTTACAGGCCGCAACGCGGTACGCCAAACGCTATCTTTATTTTTAGCCAACCCGCGCATCACAAATGTCAATCAGGTTTTTACATCTTTCCCAAAAATCATCAATTACCAGGTAAACGCTGAACCAGGTCAGGCCACAAGAGCGGCAATTGTTATTTACATTGCTGATGAGTATGAAACCCGTTTGGCTATTGGTGGAGCAACTGATGGTTGGAAGCGTGTGGACTACACCGTAATTGTTCAGATTTTCTGCATTTCTTTTCATAGAGAGGCAGAAGATGTTATGACTGACTTTGACACAATCGTTGATAACATCAAAGAACGCTTGAGATCAGATCATAACTTTGGCGATCCAACAGGTAATTTAGTTTGGCAAGGTGCAGAGCCAGTTATTCAGGCCCGCTATGGAGAACCTTCTACTGAAAAAGAAGGCGTTACAGAAATCTTTGCTGAGATACAATTTCCAGTAACACAGATGATCCAGGCATAAGGAGCAAAATGAAGTACAAATACAATGGAACTGATGAACGCGTGTTCCCTAGTGTTGGGGTAACTGTAAAACCTGGTGATGAGTTTGACGCACCTGAAGGATTTGTTGCCGCAAATGTAACACTTGCAGGCGCAAAGCCATCAGTCACAGAACCAACAGAACCAAAAGAAACAACAACCACTATGTCTGCCGCGTCAGACAAGAAACTAGGAGCGTGAAATAATGTCTGTTCAACAGTCCGTACGCTCGTACTTAGGTATTGCTAAAGAAGCAACCCGCGGTACGGCAGTAGCACCAACCGACTTCATTCCAGTAATGAAGGACGCATTAAAGCCAGTGGACATTGTTGATCCACTTTATGACACAGGCTTGCGTGGATCAAATGCTTTGAATTACAACTACATTCCAGGCCGCACACGCTCAACCGTAGATTTTGGTGGCGCAGTATTTGCAGACACCGTGGGCTACGGCATTGCAGGCGTTTTGGGATCAGTAGCAACTACTGGCGCATCTGCACCATACACTCACACAATCTCACTATTTAACAGCCTTGCATCAGGTGGAGATGTTCAGCCAATTTCTTACACAATGACTGATTTCTACGCCGTAGATGTTCGCTCATACCCTGGTTGCCAGTTTTCTGACTTCTCATTGAAGTTCAATGCAGACGGCATGCTTGAGTATGATGCAAAATCAACAGGTTGGGCATCTGAAGTTGTTTCAGATCCAACACCTACATTCTCAACAGTTCTTCCTACACCAGTGTGGCGCGGTACTGTTTCTGTTGGTGGATCTACCGTAGCAACTGCTATGACTGGCAACATTGACATGAAGCGCCCTGCAACACCTATCTATGGCATCTCAGCAACACAAGATCCATACCAGGTTTTCTTAGGCCCACTAGAAGTTACAGGCAAGATTACATTTGTCATGGAAGATGACTCTGAATTGCTTAACTTCCTTAACAACACACAACCTGCACTTGTGTTTAACTGGGCTTACGGTTCAGGTGCATCTGAAGTTCAGATCCAGGCAACTCTTACTAAGGGCGCTTACACCACTGGTGTGATTGAACGCGGTGAAGATTTTGTACAGGTATCTGTTGATTTCAATGCGCAAGCAAACACAACTGATGATGGTGCTTCAGGAGGTTTCTCACCTATTAAGTGGGTACTCAAGAACGCTAAGCCATCAGGCACATACGCATAACTAGATCAGGGCGGCGGTGTGGTTGAGGGCGATTGCCTTCCCGCTCTCCCACACCGCTTGCTCTCCTTTTTAGTATGATTTAGGAAGGCAAACTAACAGGAGGCAACATGTCTAAAGAAGTAACACTGCCATCAGGCGCAAAAGTAACTCTAAAAGATCCATCAACCCTGCGCGTAAAAGATCGCAAAAATGTTATGCGCAGTGCAGACAATGCAACGGGTGGAGATCTAACAAAAGCACTTGCATTAGGTGATGCACTTATTGCAATGCTTGTTGAGTCATGGTCATTTGATTTAATTCCGCCATCAATCAAACTTGAGTCATTAGATGAATTAAC